GTGGTTAGGTGATTTTTAGAGCAATCCTAGTTTTGGGCCGCAAGGCGATAGGAAAACGAGGGATACCTCCACGACACTCGGTGGGCTAGGGTTGCTCTATTTTTATGTGATGGATGATATGGATTATATGTTTGGTACTCTTCTTAGTTCTGAGGAGATCAATCGTGGATGGCGGTATTTTTGGTCGAATTGCGAGTTACGCTACCGCGAGGGGGAACGAGATCCTGATTGTCCGGCAAATACCTGGAGGACGGATATTCCACGCAGGATGCCCAAGGCGCGAACAGAATTAAATTTTAGAAATGAACGCAAAAAGAAAACTAATTCATGAGTTAAAAAATACTTTCCATCGATGGGAAGAGGAGAGTGATCTGTTTGATGATAGTATTATTGATGCCTGCAAGAAGGCATTGCGCGAGTACTATGATGAACAGGTGATCTCTTTTGATAGTGATATCGAGTTGGTGGATGACGAGGAGGAAGAGGAGGAGTGAATATTTATAAGCCAACAGGGGAGAAGCTTGAGAATTGGCCCCAATGGGTGGGTCGTTTATCCGAGGAGAACCTGGAACTGAAGAAGAGGGTGGATCAGTTGGAGAGGGAGAATGCGGAGTTAAAGAGAAGATGCTGTGATTTATTCAGCGAGGTGATTGAGGCAAAGGCGAGTCATGCGAAGTGAAAGTACCACCGGGATGGAATCCGATCTTTTGGAAAAAATATGGGCGAGCAATACCACTATCCGTTCAAAGCTTACCACGACCCGACTTGAAAAAGTTGGGTCCCCAACCATTGAAATTAGACCAAGAGACATTGGAACGGATACGCAGGGATTCAGCGTTGGAGAAGCGCAAATCCCGGTCCAAACGCTCAAAGAAGGGATAGTGGTGGGCATGGAGATACAGGCGAGGCAATGAGAAAGAGGTACGAGACAAAGCAGGACCTCGATAATGAGAAGGAGGTAGCGCTGTTTTTGTCCAAGAAATGGA